AGTCATGTATTTTTCTAGCTGACGCAAACTTCCAATGTCATCCTGTAATCCCTCCGACAATTTTACGAAATCGTTATACTTGGGAATTGTATTCGCAAATGTGGCATCCGTTACTGGGGTCAACTCTTTCATATCTAGGATTTGTCGCTGTCCGTTGACATCAAACTGGAAAAATTGACCTGTTGACTTGTCAAAATTTACTTCACCTATGATATTTCCAGACTTGTCGCGATAGACACCCTTATTCTGAATGTCTGGCTTGTTCTTGAAATTTGTATAGAACTCTTCAAAAGTTATATCTGGATTTGTTTTCTTGAACTCCAAATAGTTCTTGTAGTCTGCAGTGTCTGTAACTGTTTGTCCCTTAAGGCTTTGCGTAAGGTATGTAGAGAGGCCAGCACCAACTGGCAATACACCCGTAGATACAGCGCCGTATATCTGGCCTGCCATAGCATCACCTGCATCTGCGCGCTGCTTTAGATACTCAAGGCTCTTGTTGCGCTGACGTTGCTCTTTAGCCTCACCTCTACGCTCCTGCATCCGCGCAGCACGCTGTTGGATAAGCGGTGTCAGACGCGCATCACCAGTTCCAGCCATGACCGCCATAGCAAGTTTATCGCTGAACTCTGGGCTTAGACCTAGACGCTCACCTATGCCCTGCCCACCAAGCAGGCCACCTAGCAAACCTTGAGGTTTTTGAGGTTCTTGAGCCATTGCTGCACCACCTTTTCCACCAAGTATCTTGGCGACATAGTTTTGTGTTTCTGTAATGTTTGGAACGCCGTTTGCCTTTGCGACACGACTTGGGCCTGCGTTGTATGCCGCCAAGGCTAAGGCTGGATCACCAAAGCGATCTAGCTGTTGCTTCATGTAACGCGCCGCACCTTCTAAGTTTTGCACGGGATCAGTTGGATCAACACCAAGCTCTTTCGCTGTGGCAGGCATAAGCTGACCAAGCCCAATCGCCCCAGCAGAGCTAACTGCATCAGGGCGAAACGCGCTTTCTGCTTGTATTTGGCGCACGAATAAATCTGGGTCTATCCCGTATTTCTGCGCTGTTTGGTATGCAAGCTGGCGATAATCCATATCAGATCACAATAACATTAGTAGAGATGCAGGGTTAAACGGTTGGCTAGTCGTGGTTGATGTCCCATATGGTGTACCACTTAAAATCTGACTTAGCGCACCAAGTCCAGCTAGCGGCGCACCTGTTTGCCCCATGTATTGCTGCTTAGCTAAATCAAGCAACTGCTGCTGCATTCTGCGCTGGAATTGAGCTTGCTCACCAACTGCAGCTTGCGTTGCCTGACCCATGCCAAACGCCTGACCGCCAAGCCCAGCTAGACCGCCAGCAGCAGCTTGCTGCACGCCTGCACCTGCCAAGCCAGCTTGCTGGTTTGCTAGTGTTGCTTGCTGCTGCAAATTAGCTTGCTGAAGTGCGCGCTGCTGTTGCTGCCCAATGTCATACTGGGCCGCACCAAGAGCTTGCTGATATGCTTTCTCGCGTTGCTGCGCTGCAAAGTCGCCTGCCATGCGCCCGTATTCTCCAGCCGCTACGCCTTCTGCAACACCATGACGAGAGCCGCCAAATGCCTTTGCGGCAGTGGCTTGAGCGCCAAGCTGGTTCATACCTTGCTGCTGTTGGCGCATAATGTCTTGCTGCCCACGCTGAATAACCTGCTCAGTGTAGGGCGACATATACTGTTGCATATTTGCCGTAGCTAATGACCCTACTGGACCAATCTGAGCAGCTTGCGCTGTTGGAGCTTGGAAGCCTGCAAGGTTGCCGTAGGTCTGACCTGCCTGCTGCATGGCCTGAGATGCACCTTGAAACGCATTTTGTACTGGTTGATTGCCTGATGCACCCATTAGATTACTCCTAAAGCGTCTAAGACTTTATTTCTTGTTTCACGCAAGCCGCTGAACAGGCCACCCGTGCTTTCGCCACGCAAAACTGGACGAGGGCTGCTATCGCGAGGCCCAATGTTTGTGCTTGGTCCAGCTGGGTTCCCATAATGCATTTGCATAATCTCAGCATGGCTTAAACTATCATCGTTTCCGCCGCCTGAAACTGGCGAAACCCCAAGCGGACCAGTTGCTGCCTCTGGCACAACTGGTGGCGCAATCGCTGCGCCTGTGATCGGATCAAAGCGACCAAGCCCAGCTAGGTATGCATATTGATCAGGACGCTGCTCCTGCAGACGCTGTAGCGCAGACATGTAAGCAGGGTAAGAACTATAGCCAGAAACACCGCCTGCAGATGTAACCTCTGCGTCACCCATAGTAAGCGGGGCTGGACCCTCTAAGCCAAATGCGGAAGCCATCGCGCCCACGTTGCGATTTAGCGCACGCTCTGTTTCGCTAATCTCAGCAATCTCTGGCCCCATATAAGGCACATAGCCCAAATCTTGGATTTGTTGGGCGCGCTCTAACGCTTTCTTTCCAGCTTCCTCAATGTAGGCTGGGATTTTGGTTTCTTGAGTGCTTCTGCTACCCATATTAAAACTCCAAGTGCATTGTTATGGAGTGAGGCTTCCAGCCCAGTTTCTCCAAAGGTTTTTGCCATCCAAAACGACCATCAAACGAGGCAAATGAACAGCCTTGCAATTTTGCCCATTCTTTCACATTTTCAGTCATTTGTAAAATTTCATCCAATTCACCACCTGCAAGAAAGACATGCAAGGCTTTTGTGTTAGGATATACCACGATTTCTGTAATTATGCACCCACGCTCTGCAGGCCATAACTGCATCTTTCCAGAGCGTATGCCTTCGCATACTTCATCCCACGTATTGTGACCGCCAGAGCGCTCTAAAGCAGCCTCTATCCAAGGCTTGCATTTGAACAATACATTTATGGGCGTGTATGCATTCATCCATGCAACCTCGTAATTGCAATCGTTGACGCAGGCGCGGCAGGCGCAAATGCTGTAGCAGTCGTGGCATCTAAAAACCCGCTTGTGCTATCTACTGCCCACATAGCCTCTAAATAATCATTGGCACTTACATCAAAAATCGCAGAGCGTGACACAACTAACACCGAACCGTTTTGGTGCAGCGCGTTTTTCATCGTTGATCCCGTGACATCTACCCCGTTAATACGAGGCCAGAACCAGAAGTTCACTGTACTGCTGGACGTTGATGAAATCTGCGCAGAAAAGCTAATCATGTATTGACCAGCTTCAGCGAACACAATGCGACTTGCAGGCGTTCCATTTGTTACGCCCTGTGCGATGCTAGAAGTGTACGTTAAAGCGTACGCTGTGTTTGTGGATGCCGCTGTTTGATCTGTTGTGACTGCGCCAGCATATTGGCCATCCTCCAAGACGATCTGCACAAACGCGCCATTCTTTGACACAACGGGATAACCGTTGTCGTCATCCCACAAGATAACGCCGTTCTCTGATGGATTGTCGTCTGCTGTCTTAAAGTACAAGCGCGGAAGCTGCCTGCGCAGATATGCAGTTAGGTTATTGCCCCAAGCCTTTATGTTGTCGCCAATCGGTGGGAGTACGGGGGCTGCCATTACCTGCGCCCACCCGCTTTTGCGTCTACCCGCATTGTGCCAACACGCCACGCTGCGTAAGGTGCATCGCCCTCTACGCGCATTCTTATCTGGCGACCTGAGAAACGCACGGCAGTCGGGCTAGTCGGTGTATACGGCCCATGCGTGTATTCTGTGTCGTTGGGGTAGTACCTGCTCTTGAACGTAACATCTACATCGCCCTGCGTCTTTTCGTCAGGGATTAGGTCTGTGACCTGCATAATGTTGTCGCCGTTGCCAATGCTGATCGGGCCGCTTTCTGCGAATATAGATTGCTCTGTGCCGCTGACTGCGTAGGACAATCCAACCTCATGGTCATACATTGCTCCGTTTGCATCCATCAACATTGGGTACTCAAACACGCCGCGTGGTGCGCCAGAGGTGCGAGAAAGGTTGCCGATGAGCCAGTGGTTTTCTTTGTAATCAAGCGCCACATAGCGGTCTATTTCAGTGCTATTTGATGAACAGTAGAACCACCAAATTTCGCCAAACTGCCCATTAGTGAACGCCCAAGTCTTACTTTTCTGCGAGGTGTTGATGTCGTTGAAAACATAGTCGTGGACATCACACGGTATTTCAGAAACCAAGTTACCATCAAAGCGGTAGAACCCGCCGTTGCCCATCCAGAATACGCCCATGTCAACATCTGCCGCTGCTTGGCGTGAAATGATGCCACAAGATGTGCCAACGCGCTCAAAGCCATACACATAGGGTGGGCCAATGTATCGTGCTGTATGCGCGTCAATGTCTGTGATGATTAACGTCTGACCGCGTGTCCGAATAGCCGTTTCAATCTGACCTGACGTTTGAAGTTGTATTTCGCCTGCTTGATTGGTTGGGGATGCTGTCCAAACAGTGTTGTCCTCACGATCACACCATCTAACTAATCGCGGAGAAAACCCCACAGCAGGGTCTTCACTTGTGCTACCTAAAGCAAAAATAAAACGTTCTTCTGTGACTACAGTAGAATTAACCACAGAAGGAGAGTTTGCAATTACAGCCGCCTTACTTGTTGGCCCCAATGACCACTCTAAAAGACGCCGATCTGCAATCGAGCAGGCAATTAGGTTTTGCCCCCAGTTATCCAATGACCACGTTGTAGCCTCAACTAGGTTACCCGTGTCAGGACGCGGTGTGCCGTATGTACCCGCACCGTAAAGCCCGTATCCATAACCGATATTAACCGATGCATCCTCTGACCCTGAAACAAGGTCTGTTGGCGCAATGTTGTATGCAGTGCCGCCAGAGACAACTGCAAATAGCTCGTTATACGATCCCGCTGCAACGTAGCGTGTGCTGTTGTTGCTCTCCCAAGTGTGCATACCGCGTGGTGCGTTTGTCGTAATGCTGGCAATGTTCTCATTTACACGCCAGCCGCCGATAGGACGCAGCGATCCGTCACGCCAGCGAACAAGTGAGCCATCACGCCAACGACCAGATGCATCTAGCTCCGTACCTGTGCGGTAGAAGCCTGCGGGGATTTTAAGCGGTATGAGAGCCATGCGCGTTACTCTGGTTTAGTGGGCCAGTTGATGGTGTTTGGAAAGCCTGCTTGCTGTGGAACGTTGAGCAAATCAGTGCGGTACTGCGTCCATTCGTTTTGTTTTGCAGTTGTTAAGTCTGCCCAGCGTAGAGGGTTGGTGACGATTGGGTCTACTTCTAAGACTAACTTTCTATCCCTAACTAATCTCTCATTTGACGCAAGCGCAGCATCTAGCTCTGCCTGAGTTGGTGCGACATACGCTACGAAATCACTTCCTATGAGTGAAGTCAAAACGCTATTATCAATAGTAGCGTCCTCATCCCACGGTGTCAGAGAGTAAGGTATCCAACCATAGTCTGGGTGATTTATCTCTAAGTCAAATTGCGTATTTTCAGCGTTCATTGACTTGGCGTTTCTTACTTCTGTAATATCTACCATCTTACAAAATCCTTAAAAATATTGCACCAGTGTTTCGGGTGGTAAAGTTTTGGTGGCCCATACATTTCCAAGTCCCAGAAGGTGTATCACCGCCAAGATTATCGTGATAGAGAGTAGTGCTTTGACCAAAGCCATGCACACCAGCATAATAAAAGAGCGATCCAATAA